AAGAAGTGTTGCGGCAGGGGTCAGACGCAAAGCGTCTACCTAGTCGCGAGCCTGCATATAGAAACCTGATATTAAACCAGCGTGTTGAAGCAAGGTCGCCATTTATCAGCCGCTCAATATGGCAGGAAAGTGGAGGTGCCCCTAATTCTCTGAAAGGGCAGGCGGTGTTTGCTGGACTCGATCTATCCAGCGTAAGCGACCTGACAGCCCTGGTGCTGGTGGGTGAAGACGGTGATGTGCTGCCGATATTCTGGTTGCCCGATGAGGGGCTTGCCGAGAAGTCGCGCAATGATCGTGTTCCCTATGACCAGTGGGCGAGGGATGGCTATTTGCAAACCTGCCCAGGCCGTGCCATTGAGTATGAATTTGTGGCCGAGTACCTTCGGTGGGTGTTCGATCATTACAACGTGGTCCGGCTGAACTTTGACAGATACAACATGCGGCACCTTAGACCCTGGCTTGAAAAGGCTGGATTCTCTGATGACGAGCTAGAGTTGTTTGTTGAGTATGGGCAGGGCTTTAAAGATATGTCGCCGGCCTTGCGTGAGCTTGAATCGCGGCTGTTGTCGCGCAAGTTGCGGCATGGCAATCACCCAGTGTTATCAATGTGTGCCGCCAATGCTGTTGCGGTGAGTGATCCTGCTGGTGGGCGCAAATTCACTAAAGCGAAAACAACGGGCCGCATAGACGGCATGGTTGCTTTGGCAATGGCCCTGGCAGCAGTCGGGCAAGAAGAGGCAAATATGATTGACATAGATTCGTTTATCAACGACCCACTGGTGCTCTGAACATGGGATTATTCTACGCATTGCGCGGCATGCTTCGCTCGCCGGGTGGGCCTCCGCGTGATGACGGTATCCAGTCAGGCCAACCAGGCGCATACGGATCAGCCTCGGCAGCCGATGTCACCTTCGATACTGCCATGCAAATCAGCCCGGTATGGGCCGCAGTAAAACTAATATCCGAATCCATCGGCTCCATGCCGTTCAATATTTACGAGACAGGCACGGAAGGCCGCAAGGTCGCGGTTAATCACCCGCTGCAAAATGTTCTGACCCAGCGCCCAAACCAATATCAGACTGACGTTGAGTTCTGGGAAAGCATGGCGCTGAACTTGGCTGTCAGCGGCAACAGCTACGCTATCATTCAAAAGCTTGGCAGTGAGATCGTCGGCCTACTGCCAGTTTCATCTGCTCAAGTAGAAACAACGCTACTACATGACGGCACTGTTATTCACACCTACACGACCGGCGCCAATGTCCGCGTATACACCGACAAGACCATGTGGCACGTCAAGCTGTTCGGCAATGGCATCGTTGGCCTATCCCCGCTTAGCTATGCGCGCAACAGTATTGGCATCGCTATAGCAGCTGACAACCGCGTCACCAAGATCTACAGCAACGGGGCCAAGCCGTCCGGCATCTTGACTATCGACAAGACGCTGACGCAAGATCAACGCAAGCAAATACGATCATCATTCGCCGGGCTTGAAGAGGGTAACGAAGACCGCCTGTTCGTGCTTGAGGCTGGCATGAGCTACACCGCTGTCAGCATGACGCCTCAAGACATTGAGCTACTCGACTCGCGCCGATTCCAGATTGAAGACATTGGCCGGTTCTTTGGCGTGCCATCGATATTGCTTAACCAAACCTTCGGGCAGTCGTCACTTGGCTCAAACGTCTACGAGATCCTTTCAGCCTTCTATAAGCTGAACCTGCGCCCCTATCTGGAAAAGTTTGAGGCATCCGTTCCTCGCTGGCTAATGGAGCCCGGTGACGCTGCGCGCTATGAGTGTGAGTTCGACTTTGATGCTGCGCTACTGCGTGCCGATTTACTTACCCGCATGCAGGCTAACCGCGAGGCCATAAATTCCGGCCAGTGTACTCCGAACGAGGCCCGCATTAATGAGGGTAAGTCGGCCCTTGCCGGCGGCGATCAACTGTTAGTACAGGGCGCTATGGTCCCAATTCAACAAGCCGGGCAGAAGCCCGTGGAGAAGCCCAATGAAGCATAAGAGTATCACCCTTGCTGGAACCGGCCTCAAGATGACCGGCGAAGGCCGCAAATTTTCGGGCTATGCGTCTGCCTTTGGTGGCGTGGACAGCTATGGCGACACCATCTTGGCAGGCGCATACAGCTCCACCATCGTCGATCGGTCCCGGCCTATTGCCATGCGCTGGAATCATCACGGCCCTGTGATAGGCAAGTGGTCGAAGATGGAAGAGGACGAAACCGGCTTGTTCGTTGAAGGCGAGCTAACACAAGGCCATTCCGTTGCCGAAGACGCCTACGCGCTGCTAAAGCATGGCGCCGTTACCGGCCTGTCTATCGGGTACCGGGCCGTCAAAGAAACGGAAAACGACACCGGCGGTTACGACCTGGCAGAGATTGATCTCATAGAAATCAGCATTGTTGAATCCCCGGCTGACCTGGCGGCACAAGTCGCCGACGTTAAAAGCCACATCAAAGAAGCTGATGGCCTTAAAGATTACGAACGAATCCTGCGTGATGCAGGGTTTACCCGGTCTGATGCTACCGCGCTGGTAAGCGGCATCAAGTCCTTGTATCAGAGTGATTCTGAGACAGAAAGCCAAACCGCAGCGATTGCGGGTCTATTCCAGCAATTCAGTAACCCGCAAACGTAACAGCCATTTCGGCCTAGAAGCCCGCATCTAGCGGGTTTTTTTATGCACAAAATTTAGAGGAACCACCTATGAGTGATGACATTAAAGACATCGTTGAATCTGGGCTCGCCCAGGTTAAGTCAGTGCAAGATCAGCTTAAAACTGCACTGGATGCCCATACCGCCGAGATTGAAACCCACGGCAAGGCATCCACCGAACTGACCGGAAAGATTGATGATCTTTCTGAGCAGTACAAAACTCTTAAAGATCAGATTATTGATCTGGCACAGAAGCAGACGCCTGCATCAATGGAAGATGCAACCAAGACTGCCGGCGCCGAGTTCATTGGCTCAGAGGTTTTCAAAGCTATGGCATCTGGCCAGCGCGAGAAGGCGAGGATGGAGCTTAAAAACACGGTGGTGACGGGCGAAAACATGCCGTTCGAAGTTCAGCGCCCTGGGGTAATACCTGGTAGCTTTGCACCTCTTACCGTTCGCCAGATGATACCGACTATCACCGTTGCCAGTAACGCGGTGGGTTCTTTGCGCGAGTTGGCGTGGACGAATGACGCGGTGGAAATTGCCGAGGCCGCTGCAAAGCCTGAGTCTGATATCACGTTTGAACCTTACAACGTGCAGATCGAGACGGTGGCCCATTTCATCAAGGTATCGAATCAGCTCATGGCTGATGCGCCTGCGATTGCCGCGTACATCGACACCCGCTTGCGTGACGGTCTGGCTCAGCGTGTTGACCGCCAGCTGGTGCTCGGCACCGGCACCACACCTCAGTTGTCCGGACTGACTGACGCTGGCAATTTCGTGGCATTCACACCGACTTCCGGCGCCAACTTGGTCGAGTCTATTAACAAAGCCAAGTACAACCGATGGGCTCTGGGCGAGGTGGTAGATACCGCTATCGTTAACCCGGCAGACTGGGCAGAGATGGAAGTGCTGCGCGAAAGCTCTGGCTCCGGCGCATATCTCTATGGCGCCCCCGGCACTGTAGCGGGCGGCCAGCCGTTCGGCGTCAGCGTGGTTATGTCGCCCTTCATGGCTGCGGGCAGCTTCTTGATTGGCTCGCTGCGTACCTCGGCAATCATATATCAGCGCCAAGGTGCTGTGGTTGAGATGGGTTACGTCAACGATGACTTCACGAAGAACCTTGTGACGATAAGAGCAGAGGAGCGTCTCGGCCTCGGTGTTGATCGCCCAATGGGCATCATGTTTGGTGACATCACAGCGGCCTAATATCCACATCCTTTTGGGGCCGGGGTATCCCTCGGTCCCATAATCGAGGTTTATATGTACAAAGCATTGAAATCGTTTAACCACGATCAGTTAGGCCGAATTGAGAAAGGCCAAGAATTTGAAGCCACGCCAGCACAGATGGGCGGGGTGAAGCAGTTTGTTGAGGAATACCAAACTAAGGTTGTTGGCAATGCGCCGGAAACCAAGGAAAAGAAAAGCCCGAAGCGGCAAACGAAAAAGGCTGATTAATTATGTCTGTGATCGCGATAGATGCAGCAATGGAGCACACCTACGCAAACACTGAGGACTTTATGTTAATACAGCGAGCGCTTGATGCCGCAGAGGATCGGGCAAAAGACTTTTTGCAGCGCCAATTTTACGCCGACGATGCAGACCTCATCGCCGCAATTGCTACAGTTCCAACGCTTCGATCTGATGCGCGTGCCGCTTATGCATCATCTGTTGAGACGGCAGAGGAAATTACGGATCAAGATGTGCGCGAAGAAGCTAAGACTGATGCGCGGCGCATTTTAGATAACGCTCTATCTGAAGCACAGAAGATACTAAACGGTATCGTCATTAAGCCGTCGATCGTTGCTGCCTGCCTTTTAATCACTGGGCACCTATATGCAAACCGGGAGGATGTAGTAATTGGAACCATTGGCTCGCAATTACCGAGCGGCGCTGAATCGTTGCTGTGGCCGTCACGTGTTGGGATTGGAATCTAATGCGCGCCGGGAGGCTTAGAAGTTTAGCATTGGTGCAAAGAAGGGCATCCACTGTTGACGGGTTCGGTCAGCCCGCTGAGTTATGGACAACTATCGATACTGTCCGGTGCTTCGTGGACCCGTTAAATGGTAAAGAGTATTTCGCCGCAAGTGGTGAGGGCAGCAAGATCACAACCCGGGTCAGGCTCCGCTACAAAGAAAGCTTATCAAACCTATCACCAATTGACCGACTATCTATTGGTGGCGTTATTTATGACATTGAGAGCGTGATTAACGTGCAGAGCATGAATCGGGAGTATGTCCTTATGTGCGTGGTGAATGACCGTGAGTAGTGGAATACATATCAAATTCAGCAATATGCGCGCCGTACAGGCGAAGATGAAAAGGGTCGCCAAGGAAGACCAGCGCAAGGCTGCACGGCGCGCCACGGCCAGTATGGCAAACATATTTAAGCGTGACATGCTTTCAAAGGTTCCTGTCAGGAGCGGGAATCTACGCCGCCACATAAAGCAAAGCATCAGGAAGGCTAAGTCGTTCACCGGCTTTTATGGGCGCATTGGTGTGTTGGGCAATAGGCGCAAGAAGGACTTTCCATTCTACGCCCGGTTTCTGTTTAAGGGTGCCGGCGCGCACACGATAGAAAACGTGGCCTTCGGCGGGAAGGTCTTCGCCTCTGTAGAACACCCTGGAATTAAGGGCAGCGATTTGATCCAGGAATCTTTTGATGAAAACAAAACCCAAGCTGCTGCCAAAG